GAGTCCCACCAACCACTGTCTCTAGTAAAATTTCTTCTGTATTTATGGAAATGTCCAGTTTGTTCAAGATGATGTTTACTGGAACAATAGCACGTATAACTACAGAAGTTCCTGTTGCTAAACTCAAATCATAGAAGGTTCTGAACTCTCTACCAGCAAAGAAACTGGTTTGAGCAGCGTCTACACGAAGTCGCTGACTGGGACCACCCCGGTCTGTTAAGAGCAGCCTAGGTATGCCATCTGATACACCGGACATCATATTAACAGTTCCCTGATGCTTGTAGCATCGTTAAGGTTACAGAACCAGAAGTGTAAGCAGTTACTGTGAGTCTTACTGCTGCCACCGGAAAAGCGTAGTTACCATCCTTGTTAGCTGTTTGTCCTGTTATAACAGAATGATCAAACCAAGTGGGAGTAACTGAAGTATCGAACACATCATCAAAGGTGTGTTGGAGTTTGTAAGTGAGGGTGCCTGTCATAATACATCCCAAACCTATCTGAAAATTCATAGCTCTATAGTCCACAGGAATTGCTACTGAGCTAGTAGCAGAACTTACAGTTACCGTTTGGCGACGCATTAAATATTCTCCAAAAAAGGGGGCCGAAGCCCCCTTTTACTATTAAGCAATCAAACCGTGGTTACGTAAAGCAACAAGGATCAGATTTACCTGAGCCTTAGTTTCGTTGATTGCAGCTATCGCCAAATCACGATTTGCCGCTGTATCCCACGCACCAGCCGTAGTGCCAGTACCACCTGCTGGGGCAGTTCCCGCTACAGAGGCAATAGCAGCTTGGCGCTCGGCCAAAACAGCTAAGCCGTCCATAAGAAGACTGACAGCTCCAGCTACAGTATCTGTAACTTCAAAGGAGCCCCCAGAGGGGCCTATTACTTTAAGCATAGAAGCCATTAGGCACCTGCACTTCCGTAGATAGAGCGGGGGTCCGTCCAACCAAACGAGTAGCGAGACATGGCTTTGAACTTGGCATTGTCAGTATCAAAGTCATTGTCCATGTCGAACGAGTCGGCACGACGCTCAAAGTACTTCAGACCATCCTTCACATCAGTACGAATAAACCATGCATCCGTGTCGGTCAGATAGTGATTGGTAACTACTTTAGGAATAGCACCCATCGTTTTCAGAGCATTCAGATCATTATTGGTAGTACCAACACGACCATCGGAACCCAAGATGCGTTTTGCTTCATAGATGAGTTGACGTGGGATAACCAAAGCCGAAGGACGAGCTGCAATGAGCAGACCAGCATCGTCAGTGAAACCAGCAATGTCAATACAAGCTTGTTCAATGGCAGCTTCCGACAAGTCAGCAGCAGTTGCAATGATGTTGCTCCACGTACCACCCTTAATATTGGGGTGAGCAGAGTTAATCATCGAGACACCGTCACCACCCGTATAAGAAGCGTTGAAGGCACGATTGTAAACGTTAGCGCCAACAATCTCTTTCGTTTGACGGATAGAGCGTGCAAGAGCAGACGATTTCTTTTGACCCACGATGTCGTACTGGTCATCTTCCATCACTTCACGAGTGATGATGAAACCCAGTGCGAACACAACGTGTTGGTAGCGAGTGATGAAGCCTTGACGCTCGCTATCATAAGAGATAGGAGCACCCTCAGCTTTTTGCACAGCAAGACCAAAAGACGAAACACCGACATCCTCTTCAAAGGCTTTGCTAGACGAGAACTTGTCGAACAGATCGGTATATTCTACCGAATAGTCATTATACGCTTTACCGTACCAAGCGTTAACGCCAGGCCAGAGTGCTTTTGCGAAAGAGCCACTATTAGTAACAGACATATTATTCCTTTAAACGTTTTAGACGCCAGTAGTACCGAGGCTACCCAGAGTGGCGCTATTCAGCTTGACATAATAGCTGAAATACACATCACCGGGAATGTTGTCGGGACGATTTGGGAAGCCAACAATTTTAAGAGGAAGGGTAGCCGTAGTAGCCAAACCAGTGCTGTCCAACTGCATACCAGACGAACCGGTAGTCGTAGAACCAGCGGTAGTCGTAAACTGACCATTCAAACCAACGTTAGCCGTAATCGTTGCGGCTGCAACAGAAGTACCTGCATATTGAACTTCGTAAATCAACTGAGGATCATCTGCTACAAGAATGTAACGATCCGTCGATGCACGACGATATACAGGAGTATTCAGATCAGTGACGGGAGGCATGTTCGTAACATCGCCAACACCAGTGAAGAGAATACCAACAACGATACCAATAGGAATATCGGTAGCGCCACAACGAGTCACCGTAGGGGCACCAGAGGCGGCGCGAGCGTCACCCAAGAGCTTAACAGCGTCGCCCACCATGACGACCGTTGCGTCGGAGGCGGGCATAAAATACAAGTTACTTTGGCCATTATAGGGGGCACCAGTAACCATTTTAACGGGACGAAACCCGTTAATACGAGATACACTAGACATTAGATTACTCCAAATTAAATTTGAGATTTTCTAATGATGTTATTTCCGAGAAATTTCAAGTTTTCCATAATCACCACTAGAAAGCGCTTCTTTCTTGGTGGCACGTTCCGTTTCAGCAACATATTCTTGTTTGGCTTTTTGGTCCTCATCATACCAATCCTTGCGGATTCGCATGACGACACCCTTCTTACCACCACCGACAGACATCTGCATAACAGAGCCTTCTGGAGTTGCTTTATTAACGCGCTTATCACCAACCTGAACCCTATTAGACGAGACTACTTCATAGCCCTGCTCAGTGAATTCAGCAACACGATCTTCCGTGTCATTAACAATACGGTATTCATAACCGTCTTCCTTACCGACTACGGTGAGCACATTCCTCCGTGCGAGGGGGGAACGGCGTACACGACCACTTGGCGCCTTGGCAATAGCCTCTTTAACTTGGTTCATCTTAAGACCTCTCTCGTTGTGCTTTAATATCAGCGAGGTACTGCTCTTTCGTCAGTACTCCCTGACCTACTAATTTCTTCATAATTGAACTTTCCAATTCGGTGAGTTCAATCTTTCCTTTACTGGCTCCTGCTTTCTGAGTACCACTTCCCTCAACAGAGGAAGCTTCATCACGCTTAGGATTGTAAAATTTATCAGGAAACTTTCGTTTAACTTCTTCTGTAACTAACCGTAAAACTTCTGAGGGAGCTTTGCCCTGTTCACGAAGATCAGCACCAAATGCATCAGCAAATGCTGTCATGGTGCGGTTAGTTTGATACCAACTATTTCGGTTGGTCCAAGCCACGAATTCAGGATGTGGGGCAGACTGTTGCTGTGTCATCTGAGCTTGAGCAGCGGCCCGTGCCGCTGCAATTTGCTCCTCACGCAACTCTTCAATCTGCTCGTCCACTTCGAGGACAGCTTCTACATCGTTCTCAATCAAAGCTTCTTTCTTTTGCTTCTTAAGATCGGCGAGAGCCCGCTTGTACTCTGTGTCTTTAACCTTTAAATAATGCTGCTCTAATGCAGCAAGAGTTTTTCGAGTTTCTTTGAGTTCACGATTTTGTGAATCAATTTTACTGAACAACTCACCACGCCGAAGGAATTCGGCAGCATCTACCCACTTATGCTCTTCACCTTGGAAGTCTTCTTTAGGAACCCAGCCCTGATCAATAGCAGTTTGTTCGGTTGGAGAAAACTCAACAACTTTGGTTTCTACTGGATCAGGGGTTTTAATGGCTTCTTGGCCTTCAACTGCTTCACTCATTCTTTACTTCCTTTTCGGATAATCGCCACGACATCTTCGTCGTTGATGATTGTTAGTTTCTCTTTTGTATCGGGGTCTTCTACTTCTTTGCCTGCATATTTAGCAAAGACAATCTCATCGCCTACTTCAATAGAGTTAGGACAATGGAAATCATGGAATACAGTAGGCCCTAGAGACACTACAGTTCCTCGATCTACTGCGGCTTGTTCTCGACGAAGTTTGTCTTCACCCGACAAAATCAAGCCAGAAGCTTTGGCACTTTTATAAATGTCATCGGCTTCTGTAATATCAAAAGGCTTCACCACTAGGCGATGTGCGACTGGTTCAATCATTGCTAACCTCCGTCCATTCCATTTCGGTAAGTTCCCGCAAACCACGAATAACGCCAGAAGTATGGCTGTCCATGATAGGGTCTTGTCCGGCAGTGGCACCTAGTTTCTCTAGGCCCTCTTGGATACGGTTGTAGATAGCAGTGAAGACGGCTTCCGTAATTGGATGTCGTTTCCAGTCTGTAAAGTCTGAACTTGTCATTTTGCTCCTTGTTTCTTAACTGGGGATTCTTTAGCTTGTTTAAGCTTTTGTTTATGCTGGGCATCTGTCTGTACAAGTTTCTGTACACCAGAGGCTGCATCTAAATTAATCTTCTGTGCGGATTCAGCAGAGAAAATGCGTTGTTTATGCAAAGCACCCGCTGCTTCAATCCTACCCATTTCAGCTTTGTGCTGAAGGTCTTGGGCGTTAGCTTGTGCTTTCATAGCTAGTTGAACCTGAGCATCTCGTGCTTTAAGTTCGCCTTGCTGCTGCATAGCTACACCCTTCATCTGCAATTCTTGCTGCTTCAACTGAGATGTCATCTGCATTTCCTGAACCTTTGGATCAGGTGGAGGCGGAGGAGGTTCGCCAGTTTGAGCTACTTCTTGTCGAACCAGTTCTTGCCAGTTGGGTTGCTCTTGCGCATCCAAGATGCGGTAGATAACTTTAACAGGATCAAGGATACCAGTGGGCAGGAGTTCCAGTAGGCCCTGTGCCTTCATGAGTTTCTCTTGCTGAGAGGTGGCAGTTGGATCAGCACCCGGACAGATGTTATAGTCTTTCTGGTTGAAATCGTCCTTGCCTACGTTGGTATCCAACACTTCTACATAATTATCTGGATTGGCATAGACAGAATTGAGGCGGTAAAGCTTCTCAAACTCTTGAGCCAATGACCTAAAGATACGTTTGTAGACAGCAGTAAACACCTTCATGCCCTGCTCTACAGTAGCCATCGTGGTAGTTGCTGGAGTGTTCTGACCGGGCATCTTACCAGTGAAAATCTCAGCTACAGAAGCCAGCTCTTTACCCGAGGTAATGAGAGAGCCCATAAGCTGGAAGAGAACAGAGCTAGGCTCACGAGTGGGTAGGGGGAAGATTGATTTCTTCAGGTCATCACCAGAAGCATTCACTGTCTTCCACTCACCCGGTTGGAACCGAGTCTCCCCCATCTTGATACGAAGTCCTTTACCCAAGAAACCTGCTTGCAAGTTGCTCAGAGTACCTGCGTCAACCAACTGGTTAATCAAAGTGTTCACAGACTCGTTGAGAGGGCCTAGGAGAGTACCAAAACCAATGTCGTAGAAACCACCATCAGGGTTGGGGATGAAGCCAAACTTGGTGTAGTACTGAATGGGGCTAATCTTTTGAACTTCCCCCTCTTCACTCATGAGTAGAGTAGTCTCATCATAGTTGGCTACAATGCGTAACACCCTACCACTGTCCTTATGAATAGTGACAATATAGGGTTCTGTGTACCCATCCTCATCTAGGTCAAGGAAGGTGTGCTGTTCAACAAGCACATAAGGAGTTGTCTCATCTTGCTCAGGAGGCTGGGAAGTTGTACCTGCCTTCCCATCACTAATAGGAAGAGGAGCGTCACCTAAGTCAATGTCCAGAAAGACGCCATTCATTTGGCGTTCTTTAAGGATGCGGGGAGCCATTTCAATTATCTCGGAGATTCGTTCTGCTTTCTCCAGAGAGGTGGTGTAGTAGTCTACAACTAAGTTCTTAGGGAGAATAAGCTTAGAGCAGTTCTTCTTCTCAATAGAATCCCAATAGGTCTTCTTAAAGAGAACACCAACAATAGGAAGCATAATTAGCATCCTGTCCATATCCTCTTCCCAACTCTTCATCTCATAGAGAAGTTGGTAGGACATGTACTCAGAGACTCGTTGAGCCCGTTCCCATTTCTGTCCGTCTGGGTCTTTGCCCATTACTCTGGCGGCGACAACCTTTCCTGAAGAAGGAACGAGCGAAGGATATGCTCTAGCTGCAAACTGCATTGCTGCGGTCGAGAGTAAAGGGTATTTGACATTGGAAGCATTTGGCCAAGGGTAGGTTCGAGACTCAACGGTCTGTTTTGCCAACTTAGTGTAGTTGTCAATGTCGGTTTCCCAATCAGATCGGGTTGAAGCGTCATTCTCATATCCCCTTTTAACTTGCTGACCAATTTTAATAAGTTGGTCTTCATCGAGGCTGTCTGCAATGTTTACCTCGCTGATAAATTGTGTAAGTTTTTCCGTATCTGCCATAGTATCCTTAATAACCTGTGGTCGAGTTTCGGCCTTCCATGTTCAGACCAGATTCTTCGAGACTTTCCAGATAATCCATATCTGCTTGTTCTCGGGCGGTGGGGGCTTCAATTAAAACATCAAGCATTTTACCCAAGTAGGCAAAAGCATCAACTTGGTCATCATTTTTCCCGCGTGGGAAAGTAAGGCATTCATCTTCAAATTTGGGAAACCAGTCAGCATCCTTGTCAAAGAGCACTCCCTTAGCACGCATACGAGCCTGTATAGAACGAGCCCGTGTGAGTTTGTCCTTACCCATATGTTTCATTGGATAAAGAGACAGGAAAGTGTTCTGTTTGAACATCTCCTCATTAAGGAAGGGTCCAATTGACTGGCTAATCTGCATTTCCTCAATACCTACGTTAACAGGATTGTACAATCGCTGTAACATGATAAGAGTGTCGACAATTTCACGGCCATCCAGACGCTCTCTGATGACATTTTTGATGTGTATTCGCTTATTTTCGTCAACCCCAGAGACAATGAAGACAGAATAGTCAGCTCGCTGTTCTTGTGAGATAGCCAAGTCGGCTGTCACATAATAATGGAGAGAAATGTCTTTATGTGATTCCGGAATAGGCAAAAAGTCTGCTCGTTTAAAGAACGAAACAGACTCATCGAGGGGGTAGTTTAAATATTCCTGTGAATAGGTGTCTGTAGCTCCTTCGAGAACAGCCTGTTCATATAAATCTTTGAAATCCTGCGCCTTTTTCTTCGTAGGCCACAGGAGTTCTGTAAAATCCTCGTTATGAGCACGATATTTAACTGCTTTCCAGAGGGTTTTCTTGGTAGAGTATTGCTTTAGCCCGCTCGTAATCGTAGTACGTTCCGAGGGATTGGGCATAAAGCGTTCTAACAAGCTGTCCATATGGAGAATAGTTCCCACCATACGGATGATACCATGGTCAGCACGACAAGGAACTAGAGCACCGTTAAACCAGCGACGCATTTTATCGCGTCGTTCCTTGTTCATAACAAGCTCATCATTCTCAATATCGTCGCACATAATGATGTCCGGTCGGCTACCATTCCAGATGAGTCCACGAAGCTTCTGTTCCGCTCCCTTGGCTATAATTCTGAACTGGTGTCCGTCCGTACAATCAACAATGATGTCCGTTTCTGAATCTTTGCGAAACTGGACAAGTCCTTTCTCATTCCGCTTAATGCCAAACAGGTCAATTAAGTCAGAGTTTTCCTGCAACTCAGCTTTGAACAAACCGAGGAACAGGGATGCTTGTGACTCAGTATCTGAAATCAAAAGCATGAATTTACGCTCTCGGAAGAGCAGGGTGGCTAAGCCATAACCAAGAGTAACAGCACTGGACTTGGCGTGTCCACGTGGAGCAGCAATTGCCACAAACCTATTAGGGCTGGTACAAAGTTCCCAGCATTCCTTGTGAAAGGGGGCCGATTCAGAACGGCCATCAAAGCGAGAACTGAGTACCGACTGAACGAATCCGTCGATTACAGCAGCGGTTAGGTTCACTTCCTTTTACTCTCACGCTTAGAAGTTTGGCTCTTCATCGAGCCGTCAGCATTACGGCTGAAGGATTTGTTACGAGATTCAGACACAACTCGTTGGTTGGACTTGGCATTAGAGCCGCCCTTAGACAAGGGAATCTTATGGTCGATGTTGGTGCCGTCGCCCTTGCTGGTTGTGCCAGCAGCGTTAGACTGGCGACGAGCTGTCGTTCGTTCCGTTCGATTCTTGATTTGTTCCGGCTTCGAGTTGTACAATTCATTTTCCCTACTTATAATCCCTACGACCATTTTTCATGTACGGCATACGAATTTTCCCTCCTTCTCTTGAAATAAAGTGACTTGTTTACAAAACCAAATAAACTCTTCTAGATCTGTGTCTGCTCTCCATGAATTCAAGGCAGAGCATACAAGTTGAATATTATCTGGTGTGTATTCACTACCAGCAATAATTCTATCTATTGAAGCATTAGTTTTAAATTTCTTACCCTGCTCTAAAAGACAAGTTAGAGGTATACCAGAGATAGCACATAAACCTTTTTGCTTTTCTAATTGATCCAGCATATGCTGAGTAGTTAGAATAGGTCGTTTACCTGTACGTCGATTGAGGCGATTAAAATATCTAGTCCAGTCGCCTGAGATTCTTTTATACTGAGCTTCAACAGTCATACTACCGTATGTTTGATTTGCTTTTTCTTTGCAGCCTGCACTGCAATATTTGTGGACACCGGAATTAGGGACAAAGGCCGTTGTACAGATTTTGCACTGTCTCTTGGGCCTCAACTCCTCCGGCATCTCGTGATAACGAGTTCCCTGAAAGGTCATTAGTTTCTTTCTGTGGTTGGAGTGCTACTTGGCGCTCATATTCTTTAAGGAGAGTTGAAGCAATGAAAGCAATGAAATAGGCTTCCATTTCAATTCCGGGTTCATCTTCGCTAATGTACTCAGCAAAGTGTTGCCAAGCATGGACGCTTTCATGAATTATCGTGTCTGTTGTATCCCGTGTGGTTCCTTGCTTGACATAGACAGCAGCAACACCGTTAGCACGATAACAAAGCCCGTCACAATCCTCAACGCTCGGTAGGGTTATCTTGTACTTCTTCCCAAAGGCTGTCAGAGCTTCCGTCCCCAGAAGGAGACAAAACTTCACTGGAAATGCCTGAATCTTGAACCATTTGATTGTCCTTAATTTCGACATCTTCAGCCTCTACAGTGTTGTTTTCCACTAACTTGCCTTGGGCAAAGTCAGCAAATTGTTTCATCATTTTGAGGAGCTTGTCACTCATTTGTTCTTCAGAGGCATCCGTTTGGTTGCGCCTTGCAAGGAGGTCACGCTTGTCAATGAGGTCCATAGACACTTTATGAGCGTCCCGCATAGACACTGGCTTACGCCTCATTTCCCCTGTTTTCTGGTTGTAGACATAGTCGCCGTGTTCCAGCCTGTCGTCTACAGCGTCTAGGGTTTTCTCCATCACTCTCTTCAAACGAGCAGAAAGCTGGAGTTCATCCTGAGTTTTTAGCTCCCCTTCAATTTCCTTCCACCACGAGGTTTTCCTCCAGCGGTAGACAGTTTCTTCAGGAATCTTCAGGACTCGGGCAGTCATGGCAAGGTTGCCCAGCATGAGGAAAGTTTGGACAGTTTCCAGCTTTTGCTTGTCGCTCCACCAAGTGGCTTTCACATCATTCATTGTACGCCTCACCTTGGATCGAACTGCTTGCCTGTTGGGATTGTCGGAAATAGCCAACTCTGGCTCCTTTGTTTGGTTGCGAAGGCAGAAGTCGAATCTGCGACCTGTGGGTTATGAGCCCACCGCTCTTCCACCTGAGCTACTTCGCGGAATTAATTTAGCTAGCTGAGGCCCAGCCCCTAAGCCCAGCTTGGTAGGCTTTCTCCAGCTCAAGTTGAATTAAAGCTTCCAACTCAGCAATGTCAGCAGGGGATAGGACAATGCAGCCTTCTTTGCACTTGGCTTCGGCAGCGGCCTTTCCTTCTTCAACAGTGGCTGAGGGGGTAATTTCAGCTAGCGCTGGCAAGGCCAGTGAACAAGAAAGCAGCAGAGCTGCCGTGGTTTTAACAAGAAGTTTAAACATTTTAAGCTCTTTCTTTTGCGAGACAGCCGTCAGGCTGTCGAAGTTTTCTTTTAACAAGAAATTCTAAGAAGACAATATTATAACATATTTTAACAAGAAAGTCAAGAAATATTTAATAAAACAAGAAAAATATTTATTTTTATCAACTCTTGACAGAGTTGTATTTCTGTGTTATACTTATTTACTTAAAAGAAGTATAGTATAGTTATAAGTATAGTTGTATTCTTTCTTTTCTTTCTTTAAAGAGATTGTTAAGAGAAACCTTTCTTTCTTTCTTTTCTTTCTTACCTTGTTAGCTATGCACAGCGAGCCCTAGCGAGCGTATAGGAACCCCATTTAAAAGGCTTTAAAGGGCCCTAGAAGGCCCGAATGGACCTAAGGTGAGGGGGATGTAGCCATCTACCCTTTTAATCGCTTGTAGAGCCTCTAATTCATTCTGACCCCATCGTCCTTAGTTTTTAAAAATATTTGCAGCGTAGCATGGTTCATTACACCCTTCTCCCATCCACCCAACTTTCCCCCCCCCCTCCTTCTCCATGGACTCCCTGTCCTACCTGACCTGACATGTAGCCAATTAATTACTTGTTAGTAGGTAGGTAGACAGGTCGGTCTACTTAGTGACTGGATGGTCATTAGAAATACTGGTTAGTAGCAAACCATAACACTCATACCACTTAGGACACACTCACTTGATACAAACCTTTACAACATTGACCCCATGAACGTAGAGAAAACCACGTAAACCCGTTGACTTTCCTTATTGTTAAGCTACAATGAAGACTCAACAACCGGAGAAACCACATGCGCATTGACTCAATTGAAACCCGCGAACGTGGGGCACAGCTTGTCAGTAACTTGACAACAAATGAGCTTGTAAAAGAGCTTGTCTGTCGCTATATATTCTCAAATGGCTTTAGCTTCATCCAGCCCGAGCATGCGCAAGCACTCAGAGAGGCCCTAAATGACCCTGAAACAAGCTCTGAAAGCTAGTGTGTTAGCTATCCTCATGGGGCTGTCAAGCCCTTTGATGGTGGCTTACGCCCCTAGCAAATGGTATGATGTGTTAGAAAAAGGGCATTCAAATATGCCTGTCATCCAGCACATCCAAAGTAAACGTGTAACAACTTAAAAGGGTCTATCGTCATGTCTAAACC